TCAGACTGTAATTGAATTAACTCATTCGCTTTATTAATCGTCTCACCATCAGATATTCCATTCATATTTAATCTACGAAGAAGAAAGTTCGCTTTTCCTATCCAGATAAAATCTGTTACAAATTCTTCTAAATCAGTTACTAACTTCAATGTTTTACTATCTAACATCGGTTCGCATGAAATACTCGTTTCGAATCCTTTTTCAAAGGCATATTTCAAACATTTTTTTCGTTCCTCATAATTAGGTGCGTTAGGTTCCCAAAATTTTAAAACATTTGAATCTATAGAACCTATTGTAAATCTGAACAGAATACTTTTTTTATGTGCTTCAAAGCCATCACAAATAGCTTTGATTACCTCAAAGTGTGGTTTTGACACTATTAAAATGTTGTTTCCTGCCAGAAGTAATTTTCTTAAAAATATAATAGAACTTGATAGGTTTATAGGAGTAATATCATGGCTTGATGGAAACATTATGAATCCATCTACTTTCTTG